ATGGCTGCTATTGAAGAGCTGGTCGGTGAACGTGCGCGCGATGAAAAAGGGCGATTTGTAACGGCGACGCCTGCCGAGCCTGAAAAGGCTGAAGCCACGCCACCCCCTGTTCAGCAGAAAGCGGAAACCCCGGAGCCGGTTGTCCCGGTCACCGAGCCGCCTAAAGTTGAAACTCCCCCGGTTATTGCCGCCCCTGCGGCACCCGCACAACCGGTCGAGTCTCCTGAAACAGCCGCCTACAAGAAAGCGATGCGGGAAGAGCGCGAGAAGCGCCAGGCCCTCGAAGCGAAGCTACGCGAGCTTCAGACACCCAAACAGCCGGTCGACCCCTGGTCGGATCTGCCCGGCGCCCTGAAGAGCACGCAGGAGCAGATCCGCGAAGAGCTGTTCATAGAGCGGTGCAATCTGACAGAGGAAATCGTCCGTCAGAAACATACCGACTTTGATGCCGTTCGCGAGGTCTTCGTCGAGGCGGCCAACACCAATCCGGCGCTCTGGGCGCAGATCCGTCAGGAGCGCAATCCGGCGGAATTCGTCTATCGCGAAGGTCTGCGCATCCGCGAGCTGAAAGACGTGAACGGCGATTTCACCGCCTATCGCGCCAAGCTCGAGAAGGACATCGAAACCCGACTGCGCGCGGAGTTGGAAGCGAAGTACAAGGCCACACCGGCCGTCCCCACCTCGCTCAACTCCGATGCCTCACCCCCTCCGGTGGAGGTCTACCAAGGCCCCAAACCGCTCAATCAGATTTTACGAAACGCTTCTAGGAGCTAGAAATGGCCGATACCCTTGTTCCCAGTGCATTGCGAGTCAAGCAATGGGACGATAACTATTTCGTGGAGTATATCCGCGGAAACCGACTCGCACGCTACATGGGCACCGACGAGAACGCCATCGTCCAGGTGAAGGAAGTCCTCACCAAGAAGCCCGGCGATACCATCTACTTCGAGCTCATCAACCGACTGGCCGGCGCGGGCAAGAAGAACAACCAGACTCTCCAAGGCTTCGAAGAAGATCTGAGCCAGCGCTCCTGGCCGCTCACGGTCAATCTCTACCGCCACGGCGTCGTGGTGGCGGAGTACGAAGAGCAGGCCACTGCGGTGGATCTGCGCAACGCCGGTAAGGCGGTGCTCATGAACTGGTCGCTGGAGCAGACCCGGGACCGCTTCATTGCAGCTCTGGCCTCCAAGGATGCGGTTGTAGCCGGTGCAGGCGGTAACACGTCTGCATTCCAGACCGCAAACGCCACAGCATTGAATGCGTGGCTCGTCGAGAACAAGGATCGCGTGTTGTTCGGCGCCTTGAACTCCAACTACTCGGCTGGTGTCTTCGCAACCGCGTTGGGTACGGTGGATTCCACGAACGACAAGCTCAGCGCTTCCATGGTATCCGTTGCAAAGCGCCTGGCAAAGACGGCCTCCCCGAAGATTCGCCCCATCAAGGTGAATGGTGATGAGGAATGGTATGTCATGTTCGTGGGCTCGGAAATGTTCCGCGATCTCAAGCTTGACACCAACATCGTGCAGTCTCGGCAATACGCGTTGGAGCGTGGCACGGACAATCCGCTTTTCACCGATGGCGACATCATCTGGGACGGCGTGATCGTGCGGGAGATCCCCGAACTCAGCCAGAACAAGTGGCTGTCACTCGGCGGCGGTTCAATCGACGTGGGCGAGGGCTACCTCTGCGGTGCGCAGGCTCTTGGCTATGGACTGGCCCAGCGCTGGAACACGCGTACCCAGGAGATGGACTACAAGACCAAGAATGGTATCGCCATTCAGCAGATCTACGAGGTCGGCAAGATCCAGTTCGGCACTGCGGCGACCGACACCGCTACCCCGAAGGACAACGGCGTTTTGACTGTGTACGCGTCCGCTGTCGGCGACGCTTGATCCACCACCACCCTAGGAGATTGAGACATGACTGCAAGTACTGTTGCGGTGGCGGCATCGGCTGCGCACCTCATTCCCAAGCCCTATGAGACTGGGCTTCAAGGCACGACTTTCACGGCCTCCATTGCCACGACTTCTCTCGATGACGTGGGGGATATCGTGGAACTGGGCTACATCCCCGCGGGCGTGACCGTTCTCGGGTTCATCGTCAGCACCGCCTCTCTCGCGGCCTCCGCCCTCGTCTACAAGATCCAGTTTGTAGTCGGCGGTACCACGACGGACATCACCACTTCGGTGACGACCGGCTCGGGAGCGGGTTCCGCGTTCTGGGGCGTTTCCCCGGCTCCTGTGGTGACCACTGCTGTCACCAAGGTCCAGATCAATGTCACGACGGTTGCGACCACCCCGGCGGCGGGCGTGTTCAACCTCACGGTATTGATGGCCAACGGATGATTCTGGAACTGATCGGCGATGAGCCGTGGTCCGGGTATTTCTCCGGCTACGGCTCTATCGCAGCCACACAAGGCTGGTGCAAGGACGTGCCAGCCTCTGTCGCCAAGGGACTGTTGAATTCCGGGAGGTTCCGTGTCCGTGTCATTTGCACTGATGAAGGAACGGATAGCACGCAAGCTGGGAGTGCTGGCGGTGGGCAACAGCCTGTCAGCGGAGGACGGGGACCTGATCGCGGAACGCTGTCTCTCGCTGCAAAAGCAACTGGAAGCGCTCGAGATCGTGACGCTCGACTTCGAGGCCGGCATTGACGAGCTCTACGACGACATCATCAGTGCCATGGTGGCCGCGTTACTCGTCGACGATTTCATGGTCCCTGAGCCGAGGCGCTCCACGCTTGCGCGCGAAGGCATTTTAGGCCTCCCGGCAGCCAGTCCCGCTGAGCGGCAGCTTCGTAAAGTGCTCGCGCCTCTGCGTGTCAGCAAGCCGGTGAGAGCCGAGTATTTCTGATGCCGCAGATTGCATTCGGGGCACAGTCATATCAGCACATCTCGCGCCCGCTATCGTCTCAACGCATGATCAATTCGTATCTGGAGCCTGCGCCACCGGCGGCCAAGACGCCTGCCGGAGTCGTGTGTTGCTTCGGGATCAAGGACTATCTTACGATTGGAACAGGACCGATGCGCGGTGGTTTGCGGGTCAATCAGACAATCTACGTAGTCTCAGGCGCAAAGCTCTATCAGATATCCGGACCCGTAGTGATCGAATTAGGTTCGGTTCCCGGTATAGGTCCTGTTTTCATGGTGAGTGATGGCGGTCAGATCCTGATCACGGTCAATGGACCGACCTACCTCTATGACGGCGCGACCGTTACCCCGATGGCGGATCCGGATTTTCCGGGCGCCGAATGGGCGACGTTCCTGGATGGCTACGCGATTATCGGGCCCGGTGATGGACGGGTCTATGTCAATCACACGGCCTTTGACTTCTCGGCGTGGGATGCACTGGATTTTGCCAGTGCGGAAGCCTCGCCCGATGATGTGGTGGTGGGAATTACCGATCACCGGGAAGTGTTTCTGTTTGGTCGCGATAGCACGGAGGTCTGGTATGACTCCGGTGATCTCGCCTTTCCGCTGACGCGCACCGCTTCGGGTTATATGGAAATCGGCTGCGCGTCCAAATACGGACCGGCCAAGATCGATAACTCTATCTTCTTTCCCGCCAGTGACGGCACGATCCGTCGCATCAACGGCTATACGCCGGTACGGATCTCTACAACCGCCATTGAGCAGGCGATTACGAAGTTTGCCTCGCAGGAATGCATGGGGATGGCGTGGATCGAGAACGGCCACTCGATGTATGGACTGACCTATGCGGAAGGCACATTCATTTACGATATCTCCACGCAGTTGTGGCACGAGCGGCAGAGTTATCTGCAGAAGAACTGGCGCGCGGCGTTTGTGATCCGAGGCGATAACATCACTCTCGTAGGAGATAGTCAGTCCAACCGGCTCGGTATCCTCAGTGCGGAGACCTTCACCGAATGGGATCAACCGCTCATCTCGAGCGTGACGGCTCCTGCGATTGCCCAGGGCAACGATCCAATCTGGCATAGCTCGCTTGAGCTGGTGTTCGACAATGGCGTCGGACTCACGAGCGGGCAGGGCTCCAATCCCGAGGTCATGCTCGATTGGAGCGATGACGGGGGTCGGACTTTCGGGGTTGAATTGCGGCGGCCGCTGGGAAGGGCTGGCGATTTCCAACGCGCGGCCCGGTGGAATCGACTCGGGGCCTCTCGGGATCGAGTCTATCGCTACAAAATATCGGATCCTGTGCGACGTACCCTGATTCAAGCCCTCTGGAATGACGCAGCGTAATGCCATTACGTGCCCCCCAGGTCTTCCCCAACGATCAGCGCAGTTGGGATCAATGGACCCGGAACGTTCAAGTCAAACCGGATAACAACTCAGTCACCACGATCACGGTAGCCGATAAGGCTATCACGGACCCCAAGTTCCGTGATAGCGCACCGGCCAGCGTCATCGGGCGCAATGTCAACTCTCCGGGACAGCCGGCGGACATTGTATCTGGTGCCGATGATCGCTTTCTGGTGCGCCGCAGTGGCACATTGGCCTTTGGGACCATTGCCGATGCGGATCTCCCCGCATCCATCGCGCGTGATACGGAAGTCGCTGCCGGCGACGCGGCCGTTACCACGGCATTTCAGGCCGCTGATACGGCTCTGGAAGCCACGATTCTGGCGCTCCCTGACCCTTTCCCGCAATACCTCACCCAGACCGAGGGCGACGCGCGTTACGCGCAGCTCTCGACGGTTCTGCAGGGCTCCGCGACCTACGATCCGCCTTCACTCGCCGATGGCGCGGGCACGACGACTACAGTGACGTGTACCGGTGCGGCTCTGGGCGGCTTTGCCCGCGCCTCATTCTCGCTCGACCTGCAAGGGATCACCGTGACGGCCTATGTCTCAGCGACTAACACGGTCGCGGTGCGTTTTCAAAATGAATCAGGGGGAACTCTTGACCTGGCTTCCGGAACCTTGAAGGTGCGCGTCGACCCATGACCGAATTCGAAACGGCAATCATCGCCGAACTCAAGAAACTCAACGCGAATATGGAGAAGCTGCTGTGCTTTCAAAAGCTCGCGGCCCAACACTATGCTGACAAGTATCGTGCCGCAGTGGGATCAATTGCCCCAGCATCTCACCTGGAACGAGAAACTGGCGTATCTCACGCATCAGTTCCTGACTATGGAGCAAACGGGATGTCCGCTGAAGCATCGCTTCGAGAAGGGCCTGTACATCCGAGAAATCGAGATTCCGGCTGAGACGGTCATCATTGGCCGCATTCATCGACATGGACATGTCTGTCAGCTTCTGAAGGGCGATCTCGTGCTGATCCATCGGGGAGGAACTCGGGAAGGCTTTCGCGCGCCTTCACAGATCATGACGGAGCCCGGATATCAGATGGTGGTCTACGCGGTGACGGACGTGGTCGCACAGACGGTGCATCCCAATCCCACTGACGAGCGCGATATCGATAAGTTAGAGGCAGATATTTTCGAGTCCGCTGAATCGGTGAAAGAGTTGGGCGCGAGCTTGCATGCACAGAGGTTGACATGAGTGCATTGGTCACTGCCGTCGCGGCGGCTGCCGTGGTGGGTGCCGGCGCTGCGGTCTATTCGGCCAATAAACAAGCCGGTGCGGTCAAATCGGCCGCGAATTCCTCCATTGCCGAGCAGAACGCTGAGTATAATCAGACACGCGCCGATCAGGCGCCTTGGCGCACTACGGGCGCCAGTGCACTAGATCAGATTGCCAAGCTCTATGGACTGGATACGGTCGACGCCAATGGGAATGTGGTCAAGGGCAGCGGCAAAGCCGATTTCTCCAGCTTCACCACGGCTCCGGACTACACCTTTGCACAACAGCAGGGCCAGGATGCGATCAATCGTTCGGCTGCCGCGCGGGGAGGGTTGTTGTCCGGGGCTGCGGTCAAAGCGGGCGAAACGTATGCCTCGGGCCTCGCCTCGCAGAACTTCCAGAACTACGTAGGTAATCTAGAAGGAGTTGCAGGAGCTGGACAGGCGGCGACCAATGCGACACAGGCTGCTGGCACCAACATGGCGAATCAGAATAGTGGCGCCATCATGAATGCAGGCAATGCGCGCGCTTCGGCCTATGGCAGCATCGGTCAGACAGTCGGTAATACGGCCAATGGCCTGGCGAGCAATTATTTGCTCTACAAATATCTCAACCCTGGGACAGCCACGGCAATCGCGCCTAACACCAGTGGATTCGGTCCCGCCAACGGTGGAGTGTACGGGTAATGGCCTACGAATCGTATCAGCCCCTCAATCTGGGGGATATTTACGCACAGGCCCAAAGCATCAAGGCCGCGCAGCAGAAAGGCCAGTTGAACGATCTGCAACTGCAGGAAGCCCAGAAGCAACGCGCCGATCAGGAGGGTATCGATCAGGCGCTTGTGGCCAATCCCAACGCGAGCATGGCCGATCTGGTCAAGGCTGGGGGTGGGATGGCGGGAGTGCAGGCCTCCACTCAAGTGGGCTCCGCGCGCATGGCCGATCTGACGAATCATTACCGCCAGATGTACACGGCCGCTACTCAGGTCGCGAACTCGGACAATCCGCTCGCGACGATTCAACAGGTTGCGCCGCAATTTCCCCAGCAGTATGACCAGGTTCACGGTCAGGGCGCCTTCGCGAAACTCGCGCAGGATCCTGCCGCATTGAAGCAACAGGCCGCACAGGTCGCGCAGGATTCACTCGCGGGACTGGTCGATCCCGATAAACAGTTCCAAGCACATCAGACGATGGTCGAGGATCACTACAAGCAGGAAGGGCCGGGCGGCGAACTCGCGCGCAACCAGAACACGATTGCCGCGGAGAACGCGCGTCAGCAAGCCAATATGGCCGCAGAGAATGCCCGTGCGGCCGCCGCTCGAGGCGTCACGATGCGTGGCCAGGATCTGGAAGCACAGGCCCGAGGCATTCCTTCCGGCTATGAGCGCGATCCGAATAACCCCGGCGCGCTCCGTCCAATCGTCGGCGGTCCGCATGACCCGAATGCCACCTCCGCCGGCATGGACTCGCGCAGCTCGGTGATGTTCAACCGCGTCGCGGCCTCCGCCAATGAGGCGGTCACGGCACTGCGGAACATTGCCGAGCTCCCCGTCACCACCAGCACCGGCTGGTTCGGCGGGTCACAACCAGGTCACAGTCTGATGGAGTCCGTGAAGGGCGTTCTATCGCAGAAGGTCACGAGCCAGGAAGCCCAGGACTACAAGACCATGATTGCGGGCGTCTCGCGCTCGCTCTCCACGATCGAAACCGCGGGCCTGGCGCCCAATGGCTCCATCACGCACTCGATGGACAGCATCACGCTCAACGAGGGAGACTCTCAGCTCACGAAGCTGCGCAAGCTGGCCGAGACACGCCAGATCATCGAGAAGGGCATCGAGCCAAATCTCTCGAACCCGAAGCTGGCCCCGGCCCAACGCGATCTCATCACCCGAATCATCTCGGACGTGCAGACCGCGATTCCGTTCACACAGCACGATATCACGCAGTTGCAGCAGTCCAAGAACCCGAATGCGACATTGCTCGACTTCGCGCGCAAGACTGGTCTGCCCACGACCGCAGGTGCCGCTACCTCTCAGGCACCCGTCAAGATCCAATCGGACGCGGACTATGCGAAACTCCCCTCCGGAGCGCAGTACACGGCCCCTGACGGGACGCTGCGGACGAAGCGATGAGTTGGCAGGATGACCCCGTCGCCTCTGGCGCGCCGAGTGGTGCGGATCCGTTGGACTTCTCCAATCGTTATAACACTCGACTTTCACCACAGCAGGAACAGGCGTTTCAGGCATGGAGTCAAAAGCTCGGTCCGCACGGAAGTAGCTATGACTACGATATGCGGGGAGCCTTTGCCGCGGGCGCTGGGCAAGCCGCTAACGGACATTTCCCAGACACCTTCAAGAAGCCAAATCACCCCACATTCTCAGATCAGAGTCAATACAACGGGGTCGATGGTTATCAGGGCGGTTCATGGGGAAAACAGGCCGACGGCTCATGGACATTTACGCCATCAGCCAGCACTTTAAGACTTCATTCGCCAGAGGATCTGCAGTCCTATTTTTCTCAGGTTGAGCCCGGCAATAAGCTTATTCTGCCTGCACAATCACAATCCGGAGGCTGGCAGAGCGACCCTGTGGTTCATTCTACGCCGATCCGTACCGACTACGGTTCTCCCGTCGCGCACGCCGATCCCAACTCAGCGACACCCGTCAGTTCCGAGATCGGCGCCATGCTGGAGAACCTGCGTGCGGGAGCTGGCAAGTATTTCGTCGACCTCGGCCGTGGCATAGGCCAGAAACTGGGTATGGTCAACTATCAGGACATAGCAGAGGCCAGGGCCCGGGATGCTCCCTTGATGGCTACAACGGCTGGTAGGGTGGGCAATATCGGTGCGGGCGTTATCACGACCGCTCCGGCCATGGCGATTCCCGGTGCCAATACAGTGGCGGGAGCGGCGGCTATCGGGGGCATCACGGGTGCATTACAGCCTGCGGCCAGCACGCGAGAGGCAATCACGAATCCCGTTCTGGGGGCCGCGGTCGGGGCCGGCGCTCAGTATGTCGGCCAGAAAATCGGCCAATACGCCTCGAATCGACTCGCGGCACGGGCTGCGGATCAGGCTGAGCAAACGTCCACGAATTCGGCACGCGATGCCGTGCTCGAGGAAGGTCGCAGAGCCGGTTATGTCGTGCCGCCAACGGAGGTCAACCCAAGTGCTACGGCCACAGCCTTGGAGAGTGTCTCCGGCAAAGATGCTACGAAACAGGCCGCTCAAGCCATCAATCAGAAGGTTACCAACAAACTCGTAGCGACCGATCTGGGCTTGCCACCGACCCAGCCGATTACCCAGGAAGCCTTGGCCCAGGTCCGGCAGCAAGCAGGTCAAGTTTACCAAGAGGTCAAACAGGCCGGCACGATCGCGACTGATTCCCAGTATCTCACCGACCTGACGAAAATCACTAATGCGTCAGACGAGGTGGCAAAGGCATTTCCGGGTGCCACGACCCCTGCGGCAGACAAGATCAATACGCTGGTCGATTCACTCTCACAGGACCAATTCTCAGCCGCTCAGGCACTCGAATATACCAAACGGCTTCGTCAGCAGGCCTCGGCGAACTTCTCCCTTGCTGCACGCTCTGCGGACCCTGAAGCGCGTGCTCTGGCCCAGGCGCAGAGCCAAGGCGCGGATGCGCTCGAAGAGATGATCGGGCGACACCTTGAGACGCAGGGCAACCCCGAACTTCTGCAGGCCTTTCAGGATGCGCGCACCACCATTGCGAAGTCTTATCAGGCGCAGGCGGCTTTGAAAGGTGGCAATGTCAATGCGCAGCGCCTCGCTCAGCAACTCCAGAAAGGCAAGCCCATGTCCGATGGTTTCGGCCTCGTGGCACGGTTCGCTGATCATTTCGGCGAGGCGACAAAGCTGCCCAAGGGCGGCGTCGGGGTCTCGAAGCTGGCTGCCACCGTGGGTGGTAGTGGAATAGTCGCGGGATTGCTCACCGGGAATGTGCCGTTGGCCGCGGCCTCTGCCGTCGGCACTGTGACACCCTACGCGGTACGTCAAGGCATTCTGAGCGGCGCTGGCCAACGGGTCCTCGCCACACCCAATTACGCGCCGAATGCCTTGGGAACGCTGGCTCTGAAAGGTCTCCAGCAGGCGCCGAATGTCGCTCTACCGCTGGGACTTCAGGCGCCGCGACTCGCCCAGGGGAATCAGTAGAAAGCGCTTCAGGCGCCCCTCTTTCATGTATTTGTGCACCAGCCGGGCCACTGGACGGGTGAGACACGCCACCAGAATGAACAGCACGAGCGGCCGCAACAGCAGGCCGATGACCCAGTTTTCCATAAGGTGAACGATGGCTATTTTGTTTGCGCCGCCGCGGTTCAAGGCGACTGATAAAAGTAATGCTCCCATCTCTGGAGCATTCCTGCAATTCTTCCAGTTTCAGACCTCGACCCCGCAGCCGATCTATACGGATAGTACCTTACAGGTCCCACTACAGAATGCCACCAAGGCCGATGCAAATGGGCTCTTTCCTGAGATCTGGCTCGATGATTCACTGCCTCCGTACAAAGTCGTTCTCTCCAGTCCTGACACAAATAATCCGACTCTGCCGGGCGCCATCATCTGGTCTATTCAGAAATACAACTCAACATTTGACGCGGCAACATTCGTCGATACCCTGTTCCCCTTCATCTATCCCCAGACCCATGCGGAACTCACGGCCGGGGTAACACCTACGAACTATGCATATGCGCCGGATCCGGTTGCAGATGCCCGTCGATACTGCAACCTCGTACTCGATGCCAGCACGGACAACACCTCCGCCGTCAGCGGCATGTGGACGGCGCTTGCTAATTACCGCGGCACGATCACGATCCCCTACGGCTGCAAGTTCAACAAATCGACCGTCTATAGCATGATGCCGGTGGGTGTCGTTCTGCTCGATGAGTCCAGCGTCAACACAGGCCAACCGCCGGGATACAAAAACAAGTCCATCATTTACTATACGAATGACACAGTCTCAGATGATGCGCAGCACGGGATCAATAGTGCGCACCATCCTTCACTGAGATTTAATAATCTGCACACGGCGGGCACGGGATCGGCATCCAGCCGCTTCCATTCGATTCTCTTTGCTGCGGGCTATCGATGGACGAATGATCCGATCGATGGAATGCAGTATCTCACCAGCTTGAGCACGCGCATTGCTCCGCCCAATTATCTCTGGCGTAACTCTTGGGTACTCAACACCAAGGCTCAGGCAGCCGTGTTGTCAGTCCATTGGACGGCAACCACCGTCTTCGCCAATGGAGCAGTGATCGACACAACAGATGGAAATGTCTGGATCAACAACGGTGGGAGCGGTACTAGCGCTTCTACGGAGCCTACGGGGACCGGGCCGACATTCGTCGATGGCACCGTGACTTGGACATGGCTCTATCCTTGGAACGTAGCGTCCACCCTTTTCTTTTTCGATGAAGATGGTTATGGGGGAATCGCGGGAGCAACGGCCCGATGGGGGGCCGATGGGGTCATGCGCAAAGGGCCTTCCCTCAATGTCAATGATTCTACGCATGATTCCTTTATCCGCGACGATCAACGTGCTCAGGATTTCTGGCGTATCACCGATGCGGCCGGATTGCGCCATGGAGGGATTCAGTCGCTGCCTTATTCAGGCGCGATCAGCGGGGCAACGCCCACGCTTTCGGGAAGTATGCACACTGTGAACAATGGCGGAGCGACTAATATGACTAACCTCGTGCTGCCGGGAAGTCAGACGAGTGGCTATGTCGTGCTGCTCTTCACCAATGGCAACACCACCGTGAAGGCGAGTGGCTTCAATCTCAAGGGAAACATTGATGTCACGCCTGTAGCCAATAATATCATGACATTCTTCAAAGAGCCCTCAATCAGCGGCTCTTGGATAGAGATCAGCCGGAACTTCTGACGGGGATTTAGAAAGGAGAATCATGACCACGGGGGTTATTGAGGAAGGCGATCTGCCGACGGAGAAGAAGCCCGAATCGGATAAAATCGGCATCGCCAAACTATTGTTTGGATTCACCGGACTCTATGAGCGCTGGAAGAACGAGTACGAGACGCGACGCTATCCAGATCCTGACTCCCGTAACCACGACCCAGATTACAGCCGGCGCCTGAGACAATTGGAAGGCCAGATCGAGGACATCGCTCGCGATCATGAGCCCGGCTTTCGGATGAATGGGAACTACACTGAAGGAAACGGAAAACACTCGTGGAAAGATTGGATACTGGGGATCGTGGGACTGCTGATCGTGGGATGGCTGGCGCGGATCAGCGTCCAGATGGAGGATTTTCAGGAGATCAAGGCCGAGCAGCGACTGATGGAAAAGCATCTGGAGTCGACCGACAGCCGGGTGGACCGGGTGGAAAACAAAGTTTACCGAGGCGTCCCATGACGCAGGTTCATCCCGAGCGTTGCTCAGATGATTCCATCACCGCACATGATCATGCCAATGTCAACAATGTGCGTATCGATCTGGGCGGCACGACGCTGATCGTGGTCACTCTGTTACTCATCGTCATTGGGGGCTGCGGGGTCGTGATGGGGATCGATATTGCGGAGCGTTCCAGTTATGAGCGCCAGTTCGATTTGTTGGAGCGGCAATACCGCATGGTAGAATTAAAGCTCGATGACTGGACTGTGGTCGCGCATCGCGCGGGACTGGTTTTACCGGGAGATTATACGCGTGGGCCGCAGGGAAATCTTGACACTGAATCGTTCGATAAACCCAAACCGAAAGGAAAGTAACATGGGAGCCGGCGGAATAATCCAGAAGCATGCTACTGTTTTGTTGGTGGCGGTGACCGACCCGAGTATGTATGACTCACTCTCACCGAGTACCAAATCGACTGTTGATACAATCGATGCGAAAGAGCCTTTATCGCGCACGGAGCAGGATGTAAAGGCGCTGCTGAAGGCGTTGCAGGAAGCCTGTGGCTGTTAGATGACAGATGAGGTCACCTTACGCGAATATATGGAGTCGCGCTTCACCTCGCTGCAACGTGCAGTGGACAAGGCTGAAGACGCCAACGACAAGCGTTTCTCCGCGATCAATGAGATGCGCGCCATGGTGACCGATGCGGCAAGCCGTTTCATGCCACGGATCGAATATGAGACGGCTCACCGCGCTTTGGTGGAGAAAGTCGAGGCCCTACAGAAGTTCCTCTGGATGGGCCTCGGCGCCATGCTCGCGGTGCAACTCTTCATCGGGATCGTGTTTGTGATGATCAAGAGGGCGCCGTGAGCAACCTCGATGCATTTTTGACTATGATCGCCATATCGGAAGGCACAGAATACATCGGAGACCATGGTTATAACGCACTTGTGGGCAGCACGCCGCAGAATCCGCATCTCTTCCCGTCGTACGCCGATCACCCGCGCTTGAAGATCCAACTGCGACCCGATCTTATCTCCAGCGCCGCCGGCCGCTATCAGATCCTCGAACGCTACTTCGATGCGTACAAAGCCCAGTTGCGGCTGCCAGACTTCAGCCCGCGCTCACAAGACTTGATTGCCGTGCAGATGATCCGCGAGCAGCACGCTTACGCCGATATAGTGGCAGGGCGGTTCGATGAGGCTATTGCGAAGTGCTCTAACATTTGGGCCTCGTTCCCGTCGCCTAGTAATCGCTACGGGCAGCATCAGAATGCGCTGGTGGATCTGCGCGCGGCGTTTGTGGGAGCCGGCGGCTTGGTTGCATGAGTCTACATCTCCTGACTCACCGTGCTACGGCTTACTTCCAAGCCTCTCTGTCGATTCTCTTCATCCTTGGGTACTTCTTCGTGCTCACCTTGTTCTTATTCGGCGTCGTGAAGGTTCCCGGCGAATATCACGACATGATGATTACGCTACTGGGCATTCTGAGTGGCTCGGTCGGCAGCCTCATGAATTTTTGGTTTGCCCGACAGCGGGTATCCGATCCGAATCATAACGGTGAGGCTGCACCATGAGCGCGCTACTCCTGAAACTATCGCCTTACCTGGCCGCAGCCGTGCTGATCTTCGGTGGCGGCTGGTATGCCGGCGGATTGCAGCCCAAGGCAGCCCTAGCGCGCCTACAAGCGGCGAATTGGCAGACCCAGGCAGAGGAAGAGGAAATCGTCGTAAAGGCCGTCCAAAGCCAATTGGAGAAGGCACGGGCCGTGGCCGCCAACAATGTTCAGACCCTGGAGAAACTCAGTGCTGAAAACGCTCAAATCGCTGCTGACCGCGACGGCACTCTTACTCGCGTGCGTCGGCTCGAGCAGTTGCTCGTCGTCGCCTCCCGTCAGGCCGTCTCAGGTGCTGCAGTGTCCCAAGCCGGTGGTGGACAAGGCACTCCTGGTACCGGCGACGCTCCCGGCATTGCACCAATTGAAGGACTCCTTGTCGCTGCCGCCGGCGAATGCGAGCAAACCGCCAACCAATTGAACGCGTTGATCGCTGAGATCGAGCCGCAATTATGAGAATCGACGACCGCGATTACTCCGCCCACGAGCTACTTGAGCTCATCTATCGAAAGGTAATTCATATGTCTGCACAACTCGACAAATTGACCGCCGATGTCACCGCTCTCAATACCGCCGTGACGAGTCTCGTGGCGTTGAACGATGCCACCCAGGCACAACTCGCTACGCTCATCGCCCAAGGATCGGCCACTGCCGATGACCTGACCGCTGTCACAGCCTCCATCGAGGCTACCACGAAACAGATCACGGACGACCTTGCCAAGACCGTCAAACCTGCCTGATGGAGCAGGGGCCTTCGCGCCCCCGTTCCCTGGAGAGAGAAATGTTCACGATTGTCGTTATTCTTGCGGTCGCAGCCCTCATCATGGGCATTTGCGCCGCGGCCGGGAAGGGCGGTCCCTTGATGCTTCCCGTGGCAGTAATCCTGCTCGCTATCGCCCTCCTGATTCAGAGAGTACCCATCGGCTGAGTATCCTCGGAACGCCTCCAGCAGACGAAGCGGCGGCCTCTGCGGCTGCAGCGGTCAAATAGGATTGGTGGCTCCAATTTCACGCATCGGCTCAATCGAATGCTGGTTGATTCGATCAATCGATAGGCCACCCACGCTGATACTACGCTCGCCGCAATCCCTGCCGCGAAGGCGCTCCAGCGATCGGCGTAACGGAGTGCGAATGATTGCGCGCTCCAGCCAACTGAGAAATGGAACAGATACAGGCTGTAGGAGATACGTCCCATGAACTGGAAGGGCGCCTGTGAGAGCCATTCCTGCATATGCTGAGACTGTGAGGCGACATAGATCGCCGCGGCGGTGAAGAGCGCCATGAGACGCCAGGACTCATGACCGTAGCCGGCGGTCGCGGCCAGAATCGCGCAGCCCATAACCCATGTGACCGGCGCACATCGTCCGGAAGTCGTCCAGAATGTCAGGGCTCCGAGCGCGAAGGCCCACCAGTATTGCATCATGGTGCCATGCATATTGAGCCCCGCAATGGCGCTCAGGATCGCCGATAGCGCCATCGAAGCAAGTAAGAACGTCGAAAAATACCGTCCCCGTAAGTCCAACCACAAAAAGCCCATGAGGCTGAGATAAAATTGCACCTCGAAGCAGAGTGTCCAATAGACGCTTCCGAGCTCGGAATAACCAAGCAGATCCTGCAGATAGAATCCATGCGCAATCACTTGTGGAACGCTCAGTGGCAGTGCAGGCACGCCCGCGAAGCGGGTCGCGAGCGCCGCCAGAACCAGGACCACGGTGAGACTGACCCAATACGGAATATCGAGCCGAATCATGCGACGCAACGCAAACCGTCCCGCGAAACCGGCAGTAATTTTGCGCCTGTCCAACATCATGGCTATCACAAAACCCGAGAGTACGAAGAAAATCGCCACCCCCAGATAGCCATTTCTGAAGATGAGATCATTGGGAACCCGCGCCGCCAGGTGCACCAGCATTACCCATGTTGCTGCGATGCCGCGCAGACCATCGAGAAACTTCAGCCTTTCCATTCCAACTCTCCCTGAGTCTTTGTTCTTATTAGCCAATCGGAGATGATTCTATATCTACCGCTGTGCGAGATTAAATGCGTGGAGTAATTTGACGTTTCATCTTCTCATGAGTTAAACG